ATGAGGGCACCGGAATCCGTCGTGCCGCCGGCGAGCGCAGTGGCTCTCATGCTGCGGTTTTTCGTTCACGTCGCCGCCGGCGGGGCTGCCTGGGTGGACGGGACGGCGCCCGCGTGGCAGGTGTTCCGGTGGGAAGCTCTCGCCTGCGGCGCGGTCATCGTCGTGTCCGCCCCGCTGCTGCGCCGCACTCTGCGCAGGGGAGACCACGCGTGACCGGCAACCCGCAGCAGGCTGAGGGGCTCCGCCCCGACTTCGCCGCGATCGCCGCGACCGACCCGGACACCCCGGTCGGGCTCACCGAGATCAGGCAGCTGCTCGGCGCGGCGAGAAACACGGTGGACGGCTGGCGGTCGAGGAAGCTGCTCCCGGACCCGGACTGGCCGGTCGGGGGCCGGCCGGCGTGGCGGTGGGCGAAGGTCGAGGCGTGGGCTCGCGCGACGGGGAGACTGCCATGATGCCGCTCCCCGTCGCCGTGACGGTCCCGCCGATCCCGCGCGGCTCGTCGCGGTCGTGGCGGCGCCTCATCACCACGGTTGCGGAGGGGGCCTCCGGCTCGCGCGGGATGGACGGGGCGTGGCTGGACAGCGGCTGCGCGTACGAGATCCCGGTCGGCGCGGTCGTCCTGGCCTGCGACACGTTCAGCATGCAGCGGAACGTGCGGATGTACACCCCGGACGAGTCTGTGCCGGGCGGGCTGCGGCTCGTCAAGGGCTGGGACATCAAAGCGCCGCTGGGGAAAGCCGTCACCGGTTTCATCGCGCGCCGCCTGGCGGCCGGCGCCGCGAATCACAAGGCGGTGCCCGTCGACGGCCTGCCGAACCGGTACGACGGCACCTGCATGCTCTGCTCCCAGCCCGTCGCGCGCCACGAAGGCATCACGGCGAAGGACCGGGACGACGGCCGGACCAGGGTCGCGCACCCCAAGGGCGCCTGCCCGCCCCCGCCGCCGCTACCGGCCCGCGAGGAGCCGAACAAGTACGCCGGCGCGTGCAGACTCTGCGGCGGCTGGGTCGAAGCTGGCACTGGAGCGGCTGTCCTCGCGAAGTCACCGGAACCGGGGAGCAAAGCCAACTACCAGCCGGTGCACCTCGCGGACTGCCCCGAACCGCCGCCAGGACCGCTCAACAGCCGTCACGGCTGGTGCTCGGAATGCTTCGAGGAAGTCGGGCAGCGCGAAGGATGCTGGATGCCCGGCCCCGGAACACCCGCCGCGCGGGTCCTCGTCCACCACCCGCGCTGCCCCAGGCCGGCGGACACCGTGCCGACGTGGGTCGTCCGGGCTCCGGAGGGGTATCCCCGCGCCGGCGAGGTGATCCGTGCCCGCATCGACACCCGCAACGGCGGCCCGGTCATCTCCGAGGACATCCCCGGCTACCGGGTCCTCACCGAAGACACCGGGTACACGCAGATCTACGGGTACATCACCGACGTCATCCCGTCGCCGATGCGCGTCAGGGTCCGCGCCTGCGACGCCGAAGAGGCCTGCCCGCTCATCGAGGAGGACGCCGCGGCAGCCGCTGCGGTGACCGTGCACGGGCCGGGGTTCCGCGGTCAGTGGGCCGTGGAGCAGATCGGCGACAAGAAGCCGTGGGTCGCGGAGATCACCGGCTGGCACCCGTCCTACGGGTTCGAGCGGGCGTTCCGGCGCTGCAAGGTCGACTACAGCGGCACCAACAAGCGCGGCACCCGCGGCACGATGTTCTGCTGGACGCTCGAGCTGGACACGGTCTACGAAGCCTGGTGGATGCGAAGCTGGAGCGACCATCACCGGGCGTTCCTCCGCGTCACCCCGGACGGGGACGTGGAACAGATCGGCCGGGGGGAGGTCGAGGCATGGCTCGCAGTGCAGCAGCAGCCCGCCCGCTGAGCGCCACCAAGAAGGGCCTCGGCATCGACGTCCTCACCGCGGCCCGGCAGCGGATCGCCCGGACCTTCGATGACTTCCCCGTCGTTTACGTGAGCTTCAGCGGAGGCAAGGATTCTACGGTCGCCTATGAGCTGGCGGCTCAGGAGGCTCGCGCCCGGGGCCGCCGGCTGGGCGTCCTGATTGTGGACCTGGAAGGGCAGTACGCCCACACCATCACGCACCTTCACACGATGCTGGACCGGCACGCAGACGTCTCCGACGTCTACTGGGTGTGCCTCCCGCTCGCCCTCCGCAACGCCGTGTCCCAGTTCCAGCCGAAGTGGCAATGCTGGGACCCCGACCAGCAGGACGCGTGGATAAGGCCCCTCCCCGTCCACCCGGGGGTCATCTCCGACCCGGCGTTCTTCCCGTTCTTCAAGCGGGACATGGAGTTCGAAACATTCGTCCCCCTGTTCGGCCACTGGATGAGCGAGCAGCACAACGGCCGGATGACCGCGTGCATCGTCGCGATCCGCGCGGACGAGTCGCTGAACCGGTACCGCACCATCGCCAGCCGCTACAAACGCAAGCACGAAACCCTCCAGTGGACGACGTTCATCGACGGCGGCCGGGGATCGCTTTACAACATGTACCCGATCTACGACTGGCGGACCGAGGACATCTGGCGGTTCCACGGCCGCTACAAGGACGCCCCGTATAACCGGATCTACGACCTCATGCACCAGGCGGGGCTGTCCGTCCACCAGGCCAGGCTGTGCCAGCCGTACGGGGACGACCAGCGAAAGGGACTGTGGCTGTTCCAGGTCCTGGAACCGAAGACGTGGCCGAAGGTGGTCGCGCGGGTCCAGGGCGCCAACTTCGGCGCCAGGTACGCCCGCGAGACGGGGAACGTCCTGGGGCGCATCACGATCACCAAACCCGGGTCGATCACGTGGTATCAGTACGCGATGGCACTCCTGGAGTCGATGCCGCCGGAAACCGCCGAGCACTTCCGCGACAAGATCAGCGTGTTCATACGCTGGTACGAGGACAACCGCGGCTACGCCGGCGGGGTCATCGACGACGACGGGCCGACCTCGAAGGGGTCGGCGAACTGGAAGCGGATCTGCAAGGTTCTCCTGCAATACGACTATTACTGCAAAGGGTTCTCGATGGCACCTCCTGCACATGAGGAAGCACTGAAGAAATACCGGCTTCGGATGCAGCAGAAACGCGGCGAATGGGGCTATGCGGGGCTGGAGCCCAGGGGGCGCCGTGCCTGAAATGATCCGGCTCACCAGCAAAGACCCCAGGTTCTACCCGCTGCTGGGTCCGTACCTCGCCCGCAGGGACGTGGCCCGCGAGCTGGGCGGACGCCCCTGGGATGACCCCGGGAAGCAGTGGTGGGCGGTCACCGCGGCGGACGAGGCCGCCGGGTTCGCCGCCGCAGTCGCCGGACCCGACCAGGTGTGGCTGTGCAGTGCCTACGTGCTGCCGTCCTGGCGCGGCCAGGGTTTGCATTCGATCCTGGTGGCCGCGCGCCTGGGGTCGTTCCCGGGTTCGGTGCTGGAGGCGGTGTGCACGCCCGCGGGCCTCCGCGCGTACCGGTCAGCAGGGTTCACGGAGACCAGCGTGAAGGGCCGCTTCACTGTCGTCCGGCGGCTGCCGTGACGGGCGGCGATGAGATCGCCGCGGCGGTCATGGCGGTCTTGCCCGGGAACGCCGCGGCCCGGATGCACGGCGAGGCAGTGTGGCTCGCCGTGCTGGACCGAATTCCCGGCGCCAGGCGAGAGGAGGTCACGGGGGCGCTGCTGCGGCTCACTGCGCAGGGGCGGGTGATCCGGTGGACGCGGTTCGCGCGTCCGGGGCAGGGCGGCATCGAACGGTGGTACCGGGCGGACTCTCCCGCTGAGGGGGCCGTACCGCCCCGGGCCGCATCCCTGTTCGACTGACTGCTTGACGCAAAGCTTAACCATGGCTAAGCTTTGCGTCATGAACGCAGACGAAACCAGGTCCCGGGCGGCAACCGCCGCCGACCAGCTCGCCGCCGCGATCCGGGAAGGCCGCGACGCCGACGCCCGCGACCTGCTCGCCGAGGCCGGACGGCTGACCGCCCTCTTGACGGCCGGCGAGTGACCGCCAGCCATGAGCGGGAGATGGGCATCCAGCAGGCGAGGGCCATCCTCGGGGATCTCACCCGGGACGCGGCAGCGGACGGCACTATCACCTGGCTGACCAGCCACCGCCGCCGCGTCGCCGCGATCGTTCCCGTTCACGTCGCTGACCGCGGCACCACGGAAGAGGAGGACGGGCTGTGAAGCTCCTGACGATCACCAACCAGGATCCTCGCTTCTACCCGCTCCTCGGCCCGTTCCTCGCCTCCCGCGACGTCGTCTCCTATCTCGGCGGCCACATGTGGGACGACGACGGCAAGGCGTGGACCGTCGCCATCGGCGCCAGCGGAGTCGGGGGATTCATCGGGGCCATCCGCGGTCGCGGCGGCGTCATCAAGGCCCAGTCCTGTTACGCCGTCCCCGGTCACGAGGCCGTCATCCCGGCGTTGATCCGTGCCGTCATCGACGCGTCATCCCCGTCACCGCTCACAGCGGTAGTCCGCGGCGATCATGCCGGCCCGTGGCTCGCCGAGGGCTTCACGTCCGTTCAGGACAAGGGCCGGTTCGCGCACCTCGTCCGCAAGGGAGACTGACCCGGTGGATCTCCTATCCCAGGCCCTGGTGAACTCGGCGGCAGCGCTGTTCGAGCAGCTCAGCGAGATCCCCGCAGACGAGCGGATCGACGTCATCAACGAAATCCGCCTCGCGCTCCGCGCACATTCCCCGATGATGGCGGAGCCGGTCGATTGCGTGCTGTGGGTGGCAGCGGACGAGGTACGGGGCAATGAGTACAACCCGAACGTCGTTGCGCCGCCGGAGATGAAGCTCCTGAACCTGTCCATTGAGCAGGACGGATACACGCAGCCCATCGTCGCGTGGCCCGCAGAAGGCGGCTACGAGGTGGTGGACGGGTTCCACCGGCACCGTGTCGGCAAGGAGAACAAGAAGGTCCGCGAGCGCGTGCGGGGGCGCCTGCCGCTCACCGTGATGAATGGCGAACGGACTGCCATCGAGGACCGGCAGGCCGCCACGATCCGCCACAACCGGGCACGCGGCCAGCACACCGTCGAAGGCATGAGCGACATCGTCGTGTTCTTGAGCCGCAAGGGCAAGAACGACGAGTGGATCGCGCGGGAGCTCGGGATGGACGCCGACGAGGTGACGCGCCTGCGGCAGGTGTCCGGCCTCGCGGAGATGTTCGCTGACGACGAGTTCAGCGAGGCGTGGGAAGCGGAGCGGGATAAGCCGTGGTCCGTGCCGGATGCGGCAGAGCAGGAGGTGCCGAAGTGAAATGGGAAAAGATGACCCGCAGGCAGCGTGACGCTGCCCGTGACATCACTGAGCGGCTGTGGAAGGCCGGGGTGTCCGGGTGCACGGTGAGCCAGGTCGCGAAGTACTTCGACGAGTCAATGGCGTGGGACAAGGGACGGATGCCACTGGCGGAGCTGCGCGGGTTTCTGCACGTCCCGGTGCAGGTCGGTGATGCGCCGGGAAGCGCCGGACTTGACGCCCTTCTCGACGGCGATGATCTGGCTGAGTCGGGTCATGGAAACGAATACTAGCCCTAGGTGATCCTTATCCCGGAACGCGCAAAAAGCCCGGGCCGCCCCAGTCCCGGAGGACCAGAGCGGGCCGGGCTTTTATGTGCCTCGATACCCCTACCGGATGACCTGAGCTTACCCCGCAGACGGCGCGTCCGGGCTCGTCAGGTCCTTGCCCAGCAGGCTCCCGGCGTCCTCCAGCAGCTTGGTCAGCAGCGCCTCAACGGAGGTCTTCACCTCCGGCTCGACAGCGGCAACAGCGGCCTTGAGATCCGCCTCGAACGCGGTCAGCAGCGGGGCGAACTTCGCCTCCTGCGCCTTGACGTCATCCAGGGCGTCCTCAAGCTCGGCCTTAGCCTCGCCGCTGAGGTTGGCCCAGTACTGCTTGATCTTGGCTTCTAGCGCAGCGAACACGACGTGTTCCTTTCGGTTTGTGAGAGTTGGTGGCGGGAGCGCTGATCTGCCATCCCTGCGCAGTCAGGCGGCGAGCGTGATGGTCTTGAAATCGGCGTACTGGGACAGGTAGTCCAGCGTGGAAGCGTGAAGCAGGTAATCACCGGCTATCCCAAAGGAGGCCGACCAGCTATTCCGCACCTGGATGACGGTGTTCTGCAGGTCCACGTGCCCGCTGGCGGTCTGCGCGAGCTGAGGGATGCCCCGCTGCAGCGTCTCGTGGCCCCCGGCGACACCGGAGGCGATCGCGGCCTCGAGCGCGTCTATGCTCCCGTCGCCGTCAACGAACCCCTGGCTGTCCGGCTCGAACCACGACTTGAACCACGGCAGCCCTTGCATCACCGTCGACGACTGGAGGAGGGACAGCGCACCGAGGACACCGGACGCGGTCTTCCAGATCGTCGCGAACCGCGCCTGTTCCATCTCGGTGCACACGTAATAGCCCGACGAACCGCAGTCTGTCGGCGGCCATTCGCTCGCCGGGTCGCCAGTCTGGTCGGTGACCGCGTGGTACAGGACAATCGCGAACTCTTCGGCCGTCTTCGCGTCGGGCTGCCGCAGGTCGAGTACGACCGAGGCCGCGCCGCTCTCGTTCATGGAGCCGAGACCGACGACCTCACGTCCCGCGGCCGCCATCCGCTCGGCCAGGTGCGCTGTCCCTGCGTTGCAGGTGCATGACCCGAGGGCGTCCACCTTCGCCGCGCCAGGTACCAGCACGCTGGTGTCGATGCCTTGCGCCAGGAGATCCTCTTGGTCGAGTACCGGGAGCGGGATGTCGTGCATGACTTCCTGCAGCGGCGCTCCATCGTGGACGTGGAGGCGGTGGAGCTGCAGCGGGGCGACGGACTGAAGCCTGCCGAACTTGGTGGCGGTAGGACCGATGTAGGACACGGGGTTGCCTCCAGGCATGAAAAAAGCCCCAGGCGGTTGTCCCGGGGCGTACGGAAACGAGGTGCGAAAGAGGCAGGTCAGCCGGTCACGGCTGTCACACTGTGCGTGGACATCACAGTGGCATGACCGTGTGGGGCGAATTCGAGCCCATCGACACTGATGACCTGCCGGTCACCGGCCGCGACGGTTATGACCAGAAGACACCCACCGTCCGCGAGCTGACCGGAATCCTCAAGGCGATCCCCGAGGAATTCCAGGACTTGCCTGTCGGGCGCTACGCCGGCGAAGGCATCAGGGGAATCAAGTACGACTCGTCGTACCGTCGCGAGGAAGGAGACCTGGAACGCTCGACGCCGCACGTCCAGCTCTGGTGACGCGACCGGTCAGCCGGTGGTGAAGGTAACCGACGCGTAGGTGTCGGCTCGGACGTGTGAGCCGTCGGCGCCCTGGGCGACGACGTGGGCGGTGTAGGTGCCGCCCTTGGTGAGGCTGCCGCCCTCGAACTCGGCGGTCGTTACCTCACGCGGGTACGAGGGGACCAGCGTGGACGTGTCGCACACGATGCCCTTGTAGACGAAGACGTTGTATGAGGCGGCCTTCTCCGGTGCGCTAGCCGGCTCGGCCCAGGTCAGTTTCACGCTGGTGTGGCCGCCGGTGGCCTTGAGATCCTGCGGGGCCCCGAACGTCCAGTCAGCCGGCGCAGCCGGGTAGGCGACCGAGTCCAGCCACGCCTTCATCTCGGCCGCAGTGCCGTTAAACGCGTCTTTGTCAAGGACCGACTCGCTCCACTGCCAGAACTTCCAAGACGTCCACGGAGCTACCGATTCAGGGGCCGTATCACTCGGCCACGCCACCCACAGGTCGTAATCCGTGCAGGACGTAAGGGCCTTGGCCACGTCCAGATCGGAGTAGATCAGCACCGGGGAGGCAGGCGCTGCGGCATGGACCGCGTCGCACCAGGCTTTGACCTCGGCGTCCGTCACGCCGCCGTAATCACTGGCCACGACCGCGAGCATGTCGCCGGGCTCCAGGCCCTGCTCGACCACGGTGGCCAGGAAGTAGGCGGCCTGCGCCTTCCCGCTAGCGACAGCCGGGGACGCCAGCTCGTGGTACGCGCTGCGACGAACGCCCGCAGCCTTCATGGTGCGCCAGTTCCGGGCGAAAACCGGATCGGCGAGCGTCGAGCCGTTCGTGGCCTTGCAGAACGCGAAGTCGAGACCTTTCAGGGCGTCGGCGGTGAGCGGGTTCTGGTAGGCGCTGACATCGATCCCTTGTGCACTAGCGGTCATGGGGGCCTTTCATGAACGGGGTGGCCTTGGCCACGCGGCAATGACGAAGATGACGGCGCACACGGCGACGACGATGCAGACCCCGGTGGTCACGCCGGCGAGGGGCCGTCGCCCGCCTGGTCAACGACCTGAGCTACCTGCCGCCCGATCTCGGCCATCTGCTCCGGTGCGGGCGTCTTCGTGCCGGTGAAGTGGAGGTTGACCACAGGAGGCCCCGCAGTGCTGGATTGCGCGCTGACAAGCTGGCGGACCTCGGCGGTAAGGTCGTGGACCTGCTGCGTCAGTGCGGTGTTGGCGTCGATGCCCTCCGTGATCTTCGCTTCGGTCTCGGCGTCCCGGTCCTCGGCGGCCTGGATAGCGGCGAGGGTCGTCTTCAGGTTCCGTTCGCTGCGGTTCGACGCAGCGGCCACCAGAAAGCCGATGAACAGCTCCGCGACGGTCGTTATCAAATTCAGCGGGAAGTTAAATCCCTGGCTCGTGAACCATGCGGGCAGCCAGGTTCCGCTTGCTATGCGGGGTCCTCCGAAGGCGAAGATCAGCGTCCACCCGGTCACCAGGATCAGCCACACGATGATGTTCTTCGGCCGGCCCATCGCCGCGGACACCCAGTCGGCGACCTTCTCGAACGGCGACTCGCGCGCGAGGTCGTCGTCTTGCTGTGCGGGCTCGGTCATGCAGCACCTCCAGGCAGGAACAGGCCGCAGACGATCACGGCAGCGAACGCGACGGCGACAACACCGAACACCTCGGCGAGGGAAATGAACTTCGAGCGGGACGGCCGGATCAGGGCGATGACGACAGCCAGCGTGACGCACACGGCCACCGACCCGGCCACAGCGGCAGGACCGCGGAACAGCTCGTACGGGATGGCGGGGAGGACGCATCCGGTACCGGTCGCCGCACCCAGCAGGCACGACTCGGAAACAGGCCGGCCAGAGTCCGATACGGCATCGAAGCCGGCCATCGACACCGCGCTGGTGACCCCGCCGGACATCGCCGCAGGGAGGACGAAGGCGGGGTGCCCGGACAGGTACCAGACGGTCCCGAGCAGGCTCACCATGCCGTCGCCGATGCCGAAGATCAGCGGGCGTGCGAGGGATGCCTTCACGAATCCCCTCAGTGCTTGAGTGCGAGCACCGCGATCAGGACGGCCGCCACGGCGGCGACGGCGGTGAGGATCTGGAGCGCCTGCCCTGTGTCAAGGCGGCGTTCCGTGCGGCTCTCAGAAGCGCCACCGGAGCGGCCCTGCTGCGCCACGACGTATTCGGTTAGCGGAGTGATCTGCGACTGCATCTTGTCGGTGACTGCGGAGAGATCGTCTTTCGTCGGGTACCTGGCGCGTTCCCGGTCGATCTGCTGCAAGAGCCCGTTGTGCTGCTGGTCCTTGTACGTCTGGATTTCCCGGGCTAGCTGGAGCGCGGCCAGGTCGGCCGTCTCCTTGATCTTGAGGGCCTTCTCGCGCTCGACGTTGACCTCGGCGTAACGGCGGTCCCGTTCGGCTGCGAGGGCTGCGTCAGCGGCCCGCAGCGCCTCAAGGTGCTCGCGGAGCGGGACCTGATCGGCTGGCCGGGGCCCCATCGGCGGCTACGCGGGAATCGCGGGGCGGCCGAAGGATGCCTTCACGCGGGCACTAGCTCTCCGTCGCGCAGCCAGTAGTGCCCACCCGGGCATGTTCCGTGCCGCCAGCCAGGACAGCCCAGCGACGGGGTGAGCGTCGGCGCTTCCATCGTCCCGCTGTTCACCCAGCGCGGGTCGTCCCACCCGCTGACCGGCTGCTCTCCTATTGGCCCGAAATGCCAGCTAGCGCAGCCGGGACACAACCAGGAGAACCCGCCGTGGTCGCCGTAGTCCGGCTGCCAGAAGAACAATGCGGTGCCGCGTCCGGCCAGCTCGGCGCGCTCGAAGTCGTCACGCGAGATGCGGGGATCGATGGCATGGAAACGAGCGTTGCGCTCGGCCACCTCGTCCATCGTCAGGATCTGGACCTTCACGCGGACTCCCTTCCGCAGCACACGCACCGGCTCGGCTCATCCCCTGGCCACTTCTCCAGGAGGTAGGAGTACTTCACTTCGGCGAGGCCGGTTCCTGACGGGTGCGCGTCCCACGCGATCTCGCCGTTGTCGCCGACGACGGTGACCAGCGATGAGTGATGACCTGACGGCGTGGCTGCGGAAGGTTGTCGGCGAGCGTCTCGCGCTCGCCCGCATGGCGGTCAGCGTTCAGGCCGACGTCGAGGACGGCGCGCAGCCTAGCTGGAATGGGCCGAGCGTCATCGCGCAGGCTGGAATTATGATTGGCGGATGTTTCTGGGACTCGACGCTTCCGACTGGACGGCGATCGGCACGCTCACGCTTGCAGCGGTAACGGCTACGCTGGCCGTTTGGGGATGGCGGCGAGACACACGTAAGCGCACCGAGGACACGGCAGACGCTGAGCGACAACGTGCCGTTGAGCGCTGCGAGCGTGAGGACTTCGAGGCCCGACAGGTCGTAGTGTCTGCCGGCAACGTAATCACTGTGACAACGCCCGTGGCCTATCCAATCAAGCGGGTTGAGGCTTACAAGAGGGCTACCGACGGCAGATACCAGGGAATACACCTGGATGCTCACGAAGATCCTTACGTGAAAGATGGCCTCACCTATTTACGTCTTCGAGGAGAACGCCTCCGTAGAACCGCCATGTCGGCCGGTCATCCGGTTCGTGGACTGGCACGGCAACCGCTACTACCAGTACCGGGGTTATACGCGGCGGTTCGGCCAGAACGATAAATGGCGTAACGCACTGGAGTGGTTCGACATGTTCCTCAGGAGAGGCCCGTCACCGGACTGAGGGAGTTTGCCGGCTGATCCCACCAAACTGAGCCCGTGGCACTGGGACGGGCGAGGGACGTGGTTCCGCTAGACCGTCCCCTCGGTGGTGGTCGTGGTTGTCGTCGAGGACGTCGGGGCTGGCGCCGGCGGGTTCACCGAGGCGGCCAGCGTGCCGACAGTGGCGACAGCGGTGTCCAGGCTGGACTGCGATCGCCGCCTGGAGGCAGTTGCCGTACACGCCGCGGGCGTTGAGCTCGGGGGCGAAGAGGATGGTCTGGGTGACTTCCCGTATCCCGCTCATCAGACCTGCCTCCAGGTGTTCCCCTCATCGAGGTAGCCGTGCCAGTAGTACGGCTGCGGACCGCATCCGATCGAGGCGCGGATCTCCAGCGAACCGTCCGGGCACTCGCGGAACGTCCACGGCGGCTCGTACACGCCATGGAGGCCGGAATGCTCGTCGGGCCGGTCGAACATGTCCGCGCCCTTGTGCGTTGGCAGCAGGAACCAGACGACGCGCTCGGTCTTGTCGCCGCGCTCGATCGGGTGCGGGCCGGTGTAGTCGCCTGCGCGCTCGAGGTCGTCGAGCGTGGGGACGCGGCGCGCTTGGCTGAGGGCGCTCACTTCACGGCTTCATGCGGTGCCGGTCCCTGCCGTGCGAATGCCTGCGTGGCCAGCGGGTGACTCGCGTCGAGAATGTGGGGGATGCCCGCAGCCTCGGCGGCCTGGTGCTCGGCGTGGAGAGCCGACCCGGGCGTGGCCCACAGGACTCGTACGCGGCTGTCCCCGGAGCCGGGAGGAGCAGCGGGGGCGACCGCGGCCGGGTGCCCTTCCCCGTCGGTGACCCACAACTGGAAGTCGTCTCGTTTCGTGAGCTGGATGTCCCAGACGCTCTTGGGGTAGTGATGCCAGCCACCGGTGTCCTGATGGTCGGACACGATGCCCTGGTGCATCCCTGGTGATAGCGGTACGCACGAGTTGAACAAGCTGTCCGTCCAGCGTGCGACACCCGCATGGTCGGTGATCGGCGTGTCCAGGATCGCCCCGCATTCGGTGTATCCGAGGCGTTCCAGCTCGGCGACGGTCTCAGGGAACCGCGCGTAGAGACGCTGGGCGTTCTGCCGCAGAGCGTCGACCTTCGCCGGGTCGGCCGACCACTGGGCGGACCATTCAACCCCGCAGACATTCAAAAGGAGGAACCACCCGTCGCCGTCGAACACCCACAGGCTTCCGGCGTGATGGGCCTGCACCGGCGCGGTCACGCGGAGATCGCCGCAATCAGCGCGCCCGGACCGGTCGCCTGCTGTGTCACCGCGGCGAGGATCTTGTGCATCGTCGCCTTCGCCCGGCGGAAGTCCCGCGACTCCGTGCGGCCAGGATGGTCGGGGATCTCGATCTCCCAGCCGTGGTCTTCGCGTTCCTGGTGCTCACTCATCGCCGGCCTCCTTCCTGAGCTGGCGCCTGACCTTGATGTCCAGCGCGGAGTTGACAAGCCAGATGAACTGGACAGCGGACAGGACCACGAGGGCCTCGGCGGTCACGCCGCCCGACCCGGGGACCTGGACGTGGCAGGCGTCCAGGAGGGCGACGGTGACGTAGATGCAGGCCGCGGCGACCCTGCAGGCGGCGGTCCTCACGTAGCCGTTCCCGGCGAGCTGCTCCGCCGCATAGGAGGCCCGTTGCCGTACCAGGTGGATCAGGGCAGCGCCTTGCAGCAGCAGCGATGTCCAGGACACGAGCAGCATCAGGATCAGGAGGCCATTCATGGCTTGGGCGGCTGGCCGAGAAGGCGGCGCAGGGAGGCGACGTCGGTTTCCAGCTCGGTGATCCTGGACGTCGATGCGGCGAGTTTCGCTTCGTACTCGTCGCGCTGGCGGGCCAGTGCTGCTTCGTAGTCGGAGCGGATCCGGGCGACATCCTGCTGGAGGCGCTCGATCTCGCGGCCCAGCGCCTCGTTGAGCCCCGCCCAGGACGCGACCCGGGTGGCCTCAGTCTCCTCGGCCGCGTCGGTCTCGCGGTCATGCTCGGTGGCCCTGTCGTGCCGCCGTTCGATGATGATCGGGGTCGATGCTCCGATCACTGCGGCGATCGTCCCGACGACCGCGGTGATGACAGTGGGGTCAGCCATGACCGGTCCCGCGGTTCCGGCGGGAGGGGACCCTGACCTCCCCGGCGATGAGGGCGCGGAGCAGGATGTAGGCGAAAACAGCCCAGCTCACCCATGTCTCGGGTGTCGTGTTATCGCTGGTAGCCCACCGGACCAGGAACGCTGCGCACCAGGTGAGGGTGATGGCCAGCGCGGCCGACAGGGCGAGCACTGACAGCCAGCGCCGCGCAGGGGCGGCGAGCGTACCGGCGAGCAGGATGGTGACGGCGGCGAAGCACGCTCCCCACGGCCGGGCCGGCATGATGAGCAGCAGGTCCTTGTAGGCGGGGGTGGCGGACCAGCGGGCCGGCTGGCAGGTCAGCGAGCAGGCGAACACGGCGTAGGCGATGGTGATGACGAGGATGCTGGCCCGGGCATCGCCGAGGCCTGCGGCGGTGCGGGTGAGCGGCCGGAACGGGTTGCGCATGCGGCCTCCTCTCCCGGGGTTCAGGGGAAGCCTCCGGCCATCGCCCCGAAGGAATGTCCAGCCGGGGCGCCCGGGACCTGCGCGATCCACACGCTCGTCAGCCCGATCGGGTCAGCGACGGCCTTGGCCCAGCTCAGGCCCCCGGTGTCGGTCACGGCCATGGTGACGGTGCTGCTGCCGCTGTAGTCCGCCGCGACCTGCGCGACCAGCAGTGTCCCGGCCGGCGGGGTGAACGACGCGGTGGTGATCGTTTTGGCCGCCGTCGTGGATACCGCCGCGGGGGTGGTCGCGTCCTCCGCTAGGGTGCCCGCAGCGAGGATCTCCAGGAGCGCGATGTTGCCTTCACCGCTCGGGACCGTCGGGGCGCTCGCACCCACGGTCACGGGCGTGCCGGACGTGGTGGTGCCCGTGGTCCGGAACGTCCCGTAGGCGGCGCCGTGGGTCGTATCGGCAATATTGGCGCTGAACGTGGTCCCGGAGACGGCGGTGAACGTGGTGCTGCTCGCGCCCTGGACGAGTGCGCCGTAAATCCAGGAGCCGGTGGCGGTGGGGGTGATTGCTTTATCGGGCACCGTGAAGGCGTCGCTGTTCGCCGTCGCCGCCCCGGTCTGCACCGTGGCAGCGTTGTCGAGGACGGCCACCCGCAGCAGGATGCCGTTCGCGCTGCCCGATCCGGACGCGGTCGCGGTGACAGTGCGGGACATCTAGAACCCCAGGGCGTAGCCGAGGCACAGCCACTTGCCCTTGGCGCTGCTGTACCGGAAGCTCACGGCGTCGACGTCGGCCGCCGTGGTGCTTAGTGTGGGCGCGCCGGCCGCGCCGAAGTCGAAGCCGCCGGAACCGGACGCCCACGCCACGGTGAACGAGCCTCCGGTGCCCTGTGTCAAGTCGAACTCGATCACCTGGCCGGCAACCGGGTTGCTCGGTGCGGCGATCGTGGCCGTCGACGCGGTCAGCGTCAGCGTGAAGACGTTACCGAGCGCCGCGTTGACCGCGACCGACGTGCCGTACGTGAGGGCCGAGACGGCGGGCGCGAGGTAGCCGGTGAGCGTCCCGCCAGCCCCTGGCGCGCTCGTCCAGGCGGGGACACCACCGGAGATCCCGAGGTACTGCCCGGGTGAGCCGGCCGGCAGCCGGGCGGCGGTCCCCCCGGAAGAGTCGTACATCATGTCCCCGGTGGTCGTCATCGGGGACAGGGCGTTGAATGCTGCGGCGGCGCTCGCCTGCCCGGTGCCGCCCTGGCTGAGGGGGACGATCGCGCCGGCCCCGCCTGCCGGGAACTGGTTGGCCAGGACGGTGGTGTTGCTGGCGTCATCGTGGGTGACCCCGGCGGCGGTCTTCAGCCAGCTGCCGGTGAAGCACATCCCCGCTGAGCTGCTCACCTGGGACGCCCCGTACTGCGGGTAGTCCGTAGTGGAGTCTTCCTGCGCGACGCAGCCGGTCCCGATGACCTGCGCGGTGCAGGCGCTGGCGGCGAACCCCGCGTAGCCTCCGCTGGTGGACGCCTGGCCGTCCTGCTGGGCGACGCACCCGGTCAGGACGTAGAGCGCACCCGAGCCGCCCCCGGCGGGGCCTGAGTTGTCAAAGTAAAACCCGTGATGCTGGTTGATGTGCGTCGAGCAGCCGGTGAAGTACTGAGTCTGGTAAGAACCGAGGCCCGTCAGGTGGAAGCCTGAGCCTCCGTTGTTCTCGCCCTTGCAGTTAATCCAGCGCGATTGCACACCGTAGTTGATGTACCAACCATCGAGGTCATTTTCCGACGACTCGCAGTCGGTAAACCAGGAGTCGGCCAGTTCGGCGGCGTACACCCCGTAGCCGGCGCGGCTCGCTGAGAACTTGCACTGGCTGATCACCCAGTCATCGGGGATCTTCCCGCTCGTCGTGTCTGTCACGAACCGGGCGCAGTCGGCCGGGGGCCGGTGGATGCACACGCCGCGAAGGAAGCATGCGCCCCACGCGCCATCCACGAGAAGGCCGTAGATGGTGCCGGACGACAGCTCGTAGCCCTCGATCGTGATGCCGGAGATGTCCACCCCGTAGTACTGGGTGCCGGTCGTGTTCTGCATGAGGATCGCGGCCGAGCCGGTGAACCCGGCGACCATGACGATCGTGGTACCGCCGCTAGTGCCCGACCCCGCCGAGTAGTTGTCGTTGGTGCTCCCGGACCACCACTGAGCGCCCCGCAGGCACGACTGGGATGTGGGCGTGATCGGCGCGTTGATGTAGTAGGGGGCGCTCAAGGGTGCGGGCATCAGCTGGACTGAGCCGCCGCTGGCCAGCCCCGCATTGATCGCCGCCGTGTCCTTCGCTCCGGTCGAGTCACCGGAGGGGAAAATGTACTTGAACAGGGCCTTGAGACCGCTCAGCGGCAGGCTGTCATCGGTGATGTACCAGATGCCGTACGTCAGGCTGTACTGGTAGATCTGGCCCTGGTTCAGCATCGACAGCGACATGGTGACGCTGCCGCCGGACTCGTTGAACCGGTCCGTTCCCTGGCAGGTGACCGTCAGGACGTTCGTCGCCGCGGCGTTGGTGGCGATGATTTTCACGGCGACGCGGGTCTGGTCGGCCGGCGCGTCTGGCAATGTGATCGTGAAGCCGCCGCCGCTGATGCTGGCCGGGATCAGGTTGCCAGCCGTGGCCGTGCAGGCGGAGGTCTGGACGGCGACCGGCGAGATCGCCAGTTCAGCATCGGCGATGCCGTACACGTTCGCTGCGATGACCGCTCACCTGTCCTTCTAAGCTGACGGGATGGACATGGCGGCAGTGATCGCGTTCTTCGAGGCCCGGCTAGCTGAGAAAGAGGCCCCGGCTCACTTTTCCGGCCCGGCGAAGGTCGCATGGCTCACTTACCTCGACGACCAGGGTCAGATGCTCTACACCACCGTGGCGGCAGGTGACGATGACCAACCCTGGTGTGCTGACGGGCATGAGCTTCCCGCGCCGGCGTCGGCGAGCGTCGTGTACGACCCGGGCGATCGTGCGGCGCTGCACGAGGTGGGCCAACGAGATGGACGAGTACCCCCAATGCCCTCGTCTCGCCGCGTGCGCTCCTGGCCCGGCAGCTCCTCGCGGAACTCGGTGCAGCTTGGAGCGGCCACCCGGATTACCCGGAGGAACTGAAGCCGTGATTCAACCCCTGTGCCAGTACTACGAGACGCCCACCGATGAGCAGATCGCCGAACTCGGGATAAACGACCCGGACGTCGTGCTCGGCTGCCCTGAAGACCAGGGACCAGGCCCGCTGTACTTCTTCGTCCCGGTCCATGGCGGGGCGGTCCGCGTCGGGGTCTGCCCGCGTCACGCCGATCTCCTGGCCGAACACCACGCGGGTTAGGGCACTGGCTATCCCCGGCCTGAAGGCCGGGGCCTGCGCCAGCCAAGCGCCGGTCACTCGTACTTGCCTATCACAATGTAACTTTGCAGCGCCCCGACCGGTGCAAGGATGACCGTGTCATTCGCTGCCGGCGTGTAGGACGCGAGGTACGGGAACGGCCCGCTGAGGGTCGGTGACCCGTTGATGTACACCTGAGGGTTGCCGCTGGTGTACAAGCCGGAGATCACTCCAGGGAGGACCATCAGCGGGAACCCCGAGTCGATCCCGGCGGTGCGGGTCTTGAGCTTGGCGACGTCCTGCTGGAGTTTCTGCAGCGTGGCCTGGAACCGCTGGAGCAGCGGACGCGGGTAGGTCGTCACGACGCCACCACCCCGCTGAGGTTCAATTGGTAGTACTCGGATTGCTGCGGGCCCGGGGGATAGCAAGTCCAGCCGGTGATCCGCTGCTCGCCCTGATATCCCGGCGAACCGTTCGCGGCCGGGGGATGCAGCGGGGAGGTGAGCGCGAGCAGCACGCTGTCGCCGAGCTGAAGATCGGCAAGCTTCGGGTAGCTCCCGCCGCCGACGTTGACGACCGGGGTTGTCATGCCCGCGGTCAGCATCGCCACCTGGCCCTGGGCGAATGAGTTGACTTGCGCCTGGGATGTGACGTACGAGCCTTCCCACGACACGGTGGATTCGAGGACCGGGAACGACGCCAGGTCGGTCAGGTCGGCGCCGTTCGGGTAGAAGGATTCCCAGGTCAGCTCTGACCCGTTGGGGGGTGCGGTGCCGAACACCATGTTGCTGGACTGGCTGCCGGTTACCGTCCACCCGTAGTCCAGCAGGTTCCCGGGGTAGCTGAGTGAAATCCCGGAGTCGGCCTGTGCCCGGCCGAGCGCCGTGTAGCCGAGTTTCACGAATACGGTCAGCTGCCCGGCGGAGTCGAAACCGGGAGTGAACGCGTACTCGAGGTTCCCGCTGGCAGCCATGTCGGACCAGGCCGAGGACACCTGGGTCAGGTCCGAATAGGTGTAGGACGCGGTCCAGGACACACCGGAGGTGAGACCGGTGGGGAGGGTGAGCCGGGCGGCTCTGCCCTGGGTGGCGAACATCGCCAGGTAGGCAGGGTCTCGGGTTTCCTCGGGGCTGACACCAGTTTCGATATAGGAGGACTGCTTGTTCGTCCCGTAGGTGATCAAATCCAGGAACGCGGTGAAGAGATCGACTTCGCCGTATTCGAGGGTGTCGGTGATCAGCCGGTGCGACCACAAGGAATCCATGGTCTGCGCGGAGATCGACAGGGTGCCCTGCGCCCGGGTCATGTCCGGCCAGTCCCACACGATCCCGGCCCACACCGGGAAGCCGTCCGCGAGCGCCCACAGCACGCTGCGGCGCGGCAGGAGCGCCGCGACGAACGGGGCGTTGACCGCATACACCTCGTCGAGGTTCAGCGACGCGGTGAGGGTCCCTGAGCCGTTGAGGTTCGCCGACATCGACTGGACATTCAGCGGCAGGTCATCACACAGGACCGCGCCGGTCAGGAGGTCTGTTGAGCAGTACGTCCAGACGGCCATCTACAGGACAACCGGTTCGACACGCAGGTAGGCGTTGCGGGTGGCGCTGGCGCGGATCGTGATCGTGTGACCGCCGCCTACCCCCTGAGCCTTCCAGTAGACGGTGTGCGACCCCGCTGACGGCGTGTCCCCGGACGCGGAACCGGTGCTGTACGTGTTCGTGTAACCCAGGTGGCTGATGCCCGCGTTGTCGCCTGAGCTGGTCATCAGGTCGATTTCGTCGAGTTGCGTGCCGTCGATCCAGGTTGAGAAAATCGCCTGCGCTGTCGACGGGGACGACTGGTAGATGCCGACGATGTGGGTGGTGATCTTGATGTCGGTGTAGCCGTCGCACACGATTCCGCTACTGAGCAGGGTGCCGGCGCTGGAGGACGCGAGGTTGGTGTCGGCGGCCAGCGTCGAATACTGGGGCGGCCACGGAAGGACCTTGAACTGCGTGTCACCGGTCTCGTTGCTGTTGTGGTAGAACCGGCCGTTGCCCACGTCGAAGGCGCCCATGCCCTCGTAGCCGGTCACCGTGCCCGGAGCGGCTACCAGGATGCCGCCCGTGGTGGTCGTGAACGGGCGCACATCAGTGATCAGCCCGGTCGTGATCGTTGTGGTGGACGCCGGAACACTGATCTGCGCGAGGATTATCGAGTTCGCCGGGGCCGACGGGGCGACCGGGGATGAAGCGGCGGTCCCGGCCAGGTACTGCACCGCGCCGCTGGACGACGACGTGCCCAGGTCGTTGACGCCGGCGTACACGATGTCGATGCGGGGGTTGGACGGGTCGGCGGTCTGGACGGTGAGGGTGCCCTGCTGGGCGAGTGTCGCCGTGTAGCCGCCGGAGACGGGCGAGGCGGTGTTGGCAACCGCGATCGAGCCGGGCTGCACGTGCACCGTCATCCCGCCGGCGGCCGACACCTCAAGCCCCGCGCCGCCGATCACGCCGCCGAGGACCCCGATCACCGACCCGGTGACGATGCCCTCGTCATAGAACATCGCGGTGACAGTGCTGTTGCGCAAGTCATTACCCGCATCGGCGTCATAGGTGCAGCCCGTGAGCGCCCACGGGAGTGACATGGCGAGAGAGGTGGCCAAAGGGATGCCCCCTTCTAAGCTGGCGGGATGGAAGAGGCGCTGATCGCGTTCATCAGGGCGCGCCTGGCAGAGGACGAAGCGGCCGCTCAGGCAGCTGGTGACGGCTGCGCGGGTGATTACTGCTGGCAGGAAGCCGACCCGGTCCGGCAGCCCGGACTCATCGGGACGAGCAACGGCGATGTCGTCACCTTCAACCGCGGCACCGCCGCATACGCTGCGTCGCCGTCACCCGGGCAGGCAGCCCACATCGCCCTCCACGACCCAGACCGCGCGCTGGAGCCGGTGCGCATCCGGGCTACCGGGACGCCGGAGACCTAAGCTCCACGCATCGGCAAAGTAGAGCATCGCGCTGCACCCGGATCCGGTTTCGCCGCCGAGCTGGATGGCGTTGTTCCCCGGTGCGAGCTGCCACCAGGCGGAGCCGACAGCAGCGGACCAGTACGTCCCGGTACCAGACGGCATCCCCGGTGTGGTTGAGATGACCGACGGGTTGACCCAGGTCTGCCGTGTCGAGAAGTCGATCACCGCGACATCCCCGGCATCGAGGGTGAGCGTCGGCCACGACACGGTTTCGCCCGTGGTCAGGTTCGACAGGGACGGACCGGCGACAGGGCCTGAGAGGACCGCCACCGGAGGTGACTCGAAGTTCCCGAGGTTCTGCGCGATCGCGCTTCCCGGCGCCGGCGCGGCCGCGAGCGAGAACGGGACCGTGAACGGCACCACCATGTCCCCGCCGCCGCCGGACGGCATCGGGGTGATCGTGATGGTCTTGCCGCCCGCAGCGTATTTGCGCATGTCCGGGGCGACCAGGCCGACAGTGAACGTGACGTCCGCGAGCGTCGGATACGCCTCCGTGACCTGCCCTGAGCGCCGCACGTAGGCGACCTTCGGGATCGGCTCGTCATACCGGAGCGTCGCCAGGTCGCTCACCGGAACAGCTTGCTGGAGCAGCGCCCGCGCCACGTCTCTCAGTGCCTGCGTCGGCGCCGACGCTGTGACAGTCCAGGTAAGCGTCCTGGCCGCGTAATACTGGGGACTGGCCCACGCCCCGTGGTCACCGGATTTGGGGATGACCCCGGCGCCCTGCACCGCGGGACCGTCCCAGCCGGTGAGCTTCTGCCACAGCCACGCGATGCCGTTCGCGTCGACCTGCCCGAACTCGATATCCAGGCCGCCATAGATGATCCCGCCGGTCCAGTACCCGATATCCCCCGCGGGGACAGCAGGTGAATACCCGCCGCTGACCCAGAAGTTCTCGGGGCCGAGCCACTCCGACCCCTCGTAGGTGCAGGTCCAGTTCGCGACATACGACCCGGCGGGGGAAGACTGCGGGATCTGCCAGGTGAACGCGTAGAGGCCCGCTCCCAGCCGGTACACCTGCCCGTAGGCCGGGCTGCTCGCACCCGAATAGGTGAACGGCCCCGCGACGTCCGGGGCGAAACCCAGTTCCGCGCCGTAGGTGATGTCCAGCTGCACCGCGGACGGGTCAGTCAGTGCCCCGCCGACCCAGAAATTCATGAGGAGGGTCACGGGGTAGCCGGCTGTTCCGAGCGTCTCAGTCACAGGTCACCCCCGCGCTTACGTGCCGCCGCCGAGTGCAAGGGCAAGCTGGCGGTTCATCTCCGCCGTCTGCTCCTGACCTGGCATCTGCGGTCCGTAATAGTTCTGGATGACCGCCGGGCCTGACGAGCCGCCGGACGCGCCTGAGGTCAGGTGGTTCACGAGCGTCTCGAACGCCTGCGACTGCTGCGGGTCCAGCACCCTCTCTGGCTGCCCGGTGCCGTTGACCATCAGCGTCGGCCCGGGTGGCAGCTCACCGCCGGAGTCATACGATCCCCAGCCCATCGCGTGGGCCACCGCGTTCGCGCTGGACATCCGGGTCGCGAGTGACGCGGTGTCCGATGCGGGGCGCTCATAGTCGTCCTGGTAGATCAGGGCCGCGTTCGACGGGGACGTTGCCTTGTTCACGACACCGAGGCCGCCGCCGAAGCTGAGGATCTCGGCGAGCTGCGTCATCAGGTCCTGACTCGCGTTTCCGGTGATCAGCGGCCCGTACGCCTGCCACGGCGTCCACTGGATGAGGCCGCCTCCGCCTCCGCCGCCGACCTCGAGGATCTCCGGGTCACCGCCGGATTCGGCCGTGATGTTCCCCGCGATCCCGGCTGCGGCATACTTCGTCGCCCCGTGACCGAAGAGGTACGAGGCGATGGCATGCCAGTTCTGCGGCAGGCTCCCCATCGCGTTCGACCCGCCGGACGGCACTGACCCGCCGCTGCCGGCGAACAGGCCGACGAGGGACTTCACCATGTCACCGGCGAGGGTCTTCGGGACGCCCAGCATGACCTTCGCCAGGTCACCCGCCGCATCGGTCGACACGAACTTCCCGAGGGCGTTCACCATCGCCGTCGTGTTCCCCGTCGCCAGCGCCGCCACGAGCTTCCCCGCGTCGGCCGCGCCGGACACCACGGAGCCGATCGCCGACCCGACGTCCCCTACAGCACTCCCGATGTCGCCGGCGATCCCGCCGCCGGAGAACGTCCCCAGCGTCGCCGCGTGCTCCGCGGGGCGTTCGACCAGGTGCTTGCGGAGCTGCTTGCCTGCTTCCTTCCCGATGAGGCTGTGACCGCCGCCGGACGGCGGGTACGCCTTGTTCAGCGCGTTGACCGTGGACGAGCCGCCGATCGCCTTCGTCGCGTCCGGGGTGAGGACCGCCTCGCCCTTCGAGAGCATCGCAGGCTCCGTGTCGTGGCCCGGGTTGTAGCCGGGAACCACACCACCATGGGCGAGGCCGCCAATCGGCTTCAGCGCGATGCTGCCGAGGCCGATGTGGTCGACGACAGAGTTCCAGAGCTTCAGGATCCCGTCGTCGTAGACGGTGTTGATCAGGAAGTTCACCGGGCTCTTGAAGACGTTCTCCAGCGTCGACCAGATCCGGCCGAGATCCGAAACGCCCGAGTTGAACACTGAGCGGGTGTCGGACCAGAACGTGTCCCACCAGCCAGGAATGGTAGACGTGAAAAACGTCTCTATTTTCGCTCCGAAATCGGACCAGATCCAGTTATAGAAATCCTGTCCTACATCCTGGATGGCGCCCCAGATCGTCTGCCAGTGCTGGTACAGCTCGATCGCGCCGAGCGCGATCAGCCCCACTGGCCCCAGGAGCGGCAGGAGGTATTTCCCGAACCCGTTGTAAATGAAGTTCCAGGCGTCTTCGCCGATCTTCTGGACGTCACCCCAGACCTGCTTCCAGTGGGTGCCCAGGTAGATCGCGACTCCGACCAGCGCGGTGATAGCACCGGCGATCCCGAGGGTCGCCGCGTTCTCCGCGATGAACGCGGCCGTCGCCGACGCGGCCTGTGCCACGTTCTCTGTGATGAACGCCGCCGTGGCCACCGTGTGCTCGGCGATCCACGTCCCGGTCGCTATGGCTGCCTCGCCGAGCTTGGAGACGAACCCGGACACGAACGTGGCGACCGACCCTGCCGCACTTGACATGGCATTGCCGATGTAGCCTGCGATCTTGCCGCCGATGTCCTTGAACGGGCCCGCTAGCTTCTCGGCGCTCTTGGCGCCCAGCTTCCCCAGCGGCCCGGTGATGAAATCCGGCAGGATCTTCTGCAGGCCCTTGATGGTGATCAGCCCGGCGGCCACGTCGCCGAGGATCTTGACGACCGTCCCGTTAGGGTGCTTGTCCAGGTAGCTAGTCAGCGGCCGGAGAGCACCCGCTACGAGCCCGATGATGTTGGCCAGCGGAGGGCCGATCGCCGCGATCACGTTCCCGGCCGCCTTCAGGAACGAGTTCAGGGACGGGATCCA